CGTGGCACGGTTGAAAAGGCTTACAACATGCAGAAGGCCATTGACGGGCAATTACGCGCCCATATGGACTCTCTGGCCCTTACAACGGCACCCATGATTGCGATGGACGCTACGCGCCTGCCTCGTGGGGCCAAGTTTGAGGTTAAACCCGGTAAGGCTATCCTCACCAACGGCAATCCTGGCGAGATTCTGTTCCCGTTCAAGTTCGGTCAAACCGACGGTAATGCCATGAATGCGGCTCAGAACTTCGAGCGGATGCTGTTGCAGGCCACCGGAACCGTTGACAGCGCAGGAATGCCCTCAAATGTGCCCCGTGACGCCTGTGCAGGCGGAATGAGCATGGCGATGGCTGGAATCATCAAGAAGTACAAGCGTACGCTGACAAACTTCCAAGAAGATTTCATGATTCCGTTCATCAACAAGGCTGCTTTCCGCTACATGCAGTTTGATCCTGACCGTTATCCGACGGTGGATATGACGTTTGTACCGACTGCTTCGCTTGGCATCCTTGCCCGTGAGTTTGAACAGCAACAAATGATTGCCCTGTTACAGACTTTAGGCCCGGATACGCCTGTTCTGCCTCTGATTCTGCGTGGAATCCTACAGAACAGCAGTCTGAGCAACCGTGGTGACCTTCTGGCGGCGTTGGAGCAGATGTCTCAGCCCAATCCGCAGGCTCAAGAGGCTGCAATGCAGCAGCAACAGGCTCAGATGGCTCTGGTGCAGGCTCAGTTGCAGGAATCCCAGGCTAAGGCAGCACGAGAGCAGGCAGAGGCTCAGAAGGCCGCTGTTGAAGCTCAAGTTACGCCGCAACTGGCTCAAGCCAAGCTCATCGCTGCCCTGTCTAACAACCTTAATGAGAACGACGAGTCTGCTGACTTTGCCCGTCGAGTGAAATTAGCTGAGATTGCGCTCAAAGAGAAGGACATTGACAGCAACGAACGCATTGCTTTAGCACAAATGTCAAGAAAACAGTAAAAAGTACTTGACAAAAGTGTAAAAGTTTGGTATAATATACTATTATGAACTTTATAGGACTCCTTCATGGAACAATCCTTACAACAGTATTACGAGAATCAGTTTACTCTCTTCATCCAGCCCGGATGGACTGACTTAGTAGAAGACTTGCAACGATTAAAAGATAGCATCAACGATTTATCACTGGTAACGGACACACAAGACCTTTACTTCCGGAAAGGCCAGTTGGACATTCTTGAACTAATCTTACGACGCAAGCAAACCTGCGATGAAGTCTATAAGCAGTTGGAGGAAGAAGAATGAAACGAATGTTTGAATTCGTATGCGAAGACGGACACGTATTCGAGAAACTGATTGACGATGATATCCGTAGCATGAAGTGCATCCATTGTGACACTACTGCTACTCGCGTTGTTTCTGCCCCTCGCGTGAACCTAGAAGGCATTACCGGGGCTTTCCCTGGTGCTTACAGCCGATGGGAGCGTGTGAGGGCGGAGAAACATCAACAAGAACGCAAGAAGGCCGCCTCTCACGGCGAATAACCTGATTGCATTAGATTATCCTAGAACCCGTATGGGCAGGAAAGGTTAGGTATGGCTCTTATTGAAAATGAAGATCTGTCTCAGCAAAGCGAATTAGAGGCAGTCGAACAACAACAGGCTCAAGCAGCCGCTGCACCAGAAGCTCCCAAGATTCCCGATAAGTACAAGGGCAAGAGTCTTGAAGACATTGTGAACATGCACCAAGAGGCTGAAAGGCTTATTGGTCGTCAGGCACAAGAGGTTGGTGAAGTTCGACGATTAGCTGATGAGCTACTGAAGCAACAACTCTCTCAACGTAAAGAGAAGCCTCCAGAAGTAGAAAACGAATTAGACTTTTTTGAAGACCCCAAGACAGCGGTTCAAAACGCTGTAGCAAACCATCCTGATGTTCTAGCTGCAAAGCAGGCTACTATGCAAATGCGTCAATTACAGACGCAAGCAGCACTAGCTAAAAAGCATCCGGACTTTGCTAATGTGGTTCAAGACCCTGAGTTTGCAGCGTGGGTTAAATCCTCTCCGATGCGCGTGAACATGTACGCACTGGCTGATGCACAGTACGACTTTAATGCTGCTGATGAGTTGATTTCTACCTTCAAGGCAATCAAGGGTGTGCGAACTAACGAAGCAGTTACCGCTGCCAAAGAAGTACGGCAAACAAACATGAAAGCCGCTGCTGTCGATGTTGGTGGAACTGGGGAGTCTTCTAAGAAAGTTTATCGCCGTGCCGACCTTATCCGGCTACGCATGACAGACCCTGCGCGATACGAAGCCTTACAACCTGAAATCATGGCTGCGTACGCTGAAAACAGGGTTAAATAAATTAACTTGTTTTAGGAGAATCAAATGCCTTTAGGTACCGATCAAGTCACCGTAACTACCGCAGCAACATTCATTCCGGAAATCTGGAGTGATGAAATTGTTGCTGCTTACAAGAAGTCGCTGGTTGCTGCGAACCTCATCAAGAAGATGAGCTTCAAGGGCAAGAAGGGCGATGCTGTGCATATCCCCGCGCCCACCCGTGGCAACGCTTCTGCCAAGGCTGCTAACACTCAGGTTACCCTGATTGCTGCAACCGAAGGCGAGCGTGTTATCACGATCAACCAGCACTGGGAATACTCGCGTCTTATCGAAGACATCGTGGAAGCCCAAGCCCTGTCGTCGCTGCGTCAGTTCTACACGGACGACGCTGGCTACGCTCTGGGTCTGCAAGTGGACACGAGCATCATCCGTCTGGGCCGTGGCGTGCAAGGCGGCAACGCTGCTAACGCTGCTTACGCTGGTGCTTTCTCTGGCGCTGACGGCACGACGGCTTACAACGCCGGTGCTAACACGGGTTCTGGCGCTCTGACCGACGCCGCTATCCGTCGTTCTATCCAGCGTCTTGACGACCAGGATGTGCCGATGGATGGCCGTTTCCTGATCGTTCCCCCGTCTACCCGTAACACCCTGATGGGCATTGCTCGCTTCACCGAGCAGGCTTTCGTGGGCGAAATGGGCAATGCTAACACCATCCGTAACGGCGAAATCGGCAACGTGTACGGCATCCCCGTGTTCGTGTCCAGTAACGCTGATACGACCTCTGGCACGACTGCTACCCGTATCTGCCTGATGGCTCATAAGGACTTCGGCGTGCTGGTTGAGCAAGTTGGCGTTCGTAGCCAGACCCAGTACAAGCAAGAGTACCTCGGTACGCTGTTCACCGCTGACGTTCTGTTCGGCGTTGGCGAACTGCGCGACGGCGCTGCTGTTGCTCTGGCTGTTCCGGCCTAAGTAAACAACTAGGGAGGACTCCTACGGGGGTCTTCCCTTTTTGTCATTGGAGAATTGAATGAAATTCATGTGCAAATATTCTGGCTCAGTTTACTCGTTTGAGTTTGAGCACGACATCAAGGCAATGCTGACGCATCCTGACTATGTTAAAGTAGACGAAGAAGAAGTCAAAGAAGAAGAATCTGCGCCTAAGCGTGGTCGTCCTGCTAAGAAAGACGAAGAATGAGACAAGTATCCGTAGGTAACAACCTAACAGCAACCGTTAAGACCACTGTTTACACTGTTCCTACGGGTTATTATGCTCTGTGGAACTTGTGTTATGTGATTAACCACACGGGCAACAATAAAACCGTTAATGTATTTTGGTATGACAAAAGCACTAACGTAGAAATTAAAGTTCTAGACAACTATCATCTTAGCCCCAGCCAATTCATAAAATTTAACGAAGGTGCTTATGTTGTATTAGAAGAAGGTGATGAAATTAGAGTAACTTCTGAAGCAGGCTCTACGATGAGTTCGATCAATACCTTTGAAGTCATAAGGAAAGCATAATGTTGGTTCAAACTAATATGGGGCCGCTGCCTTATGAGGCAATTGTTGCTCAAATCAATGCAAGATATGCAGAAGGCAAGACGCCCGATTTAGCAGTAAAGTCTGCTCTTCAATTGGGAATTGATCCTGCAATTATTGCTACTCTTCCTGGTGTTGATGAAAATGCTATGCGAAGAGGGCTTAGTTTAATTTCTTCTGGGGCTTTCTCAGAAGCT